CTTTATCATTCATAATATCACCGTTACTATTGTTATAATGGTTGCTATGTTTACGATATTTACCATCATCAATATCTTATTACTCTTTGCTATCATAGCCAGCAATTCTTCTAATAACTCATTCGTCTTGTCCATCATCATTTATATTCACTCCTTGTTCAGTGCTAACGATAACTGCGTTTCTTGATAAGTTGTTCATCATTTGAAATATTTCTTTCACTTCTTGTAAGGTAATCTCCCAAGTTGCGTCTGTATCATAAGATACTTTTACTGTTACATATTTAGTCTTCATTCTCTTTCCTCCAATATATATTTCCGTTTTTCTTTTTTTCTTTAATGCAGATTAAGCGCAGATACCAACCAACAGAATACTCATTCGTTACATAGTGGCTGTTTCTTCTACTCGAAAGAACCTTGTCTCGTATTTCTTTTGCCGTGAATGGTTCGGGGTGGTCTTCTATTGCTTCTCTAATCCATCTTTTCATATGCATATTAGTTTTAGTCATTTTTTTCACCACACTTTCTTTCTTCCATTAAGTCTAGAAAGGCTTCACGCTCACAATGTTTACAATGGTGCTTACCTTCAAATTGAGGTTTATGTTTTATTGGGTTTTTACATTTCATACTTTCATCTCCTTCGCTTTAAATGCTGCTAATCTAATTGCTTCTCTTGCACTTGCTGTTATACTAGCGGCTAAATTAACATCTGCCCAACCAAAGCCTTGAAAGGCAACAATGCCGTAAAATGAAGCCATTAAACGCTTTACTGCCATTTGATTGTTATTCCATTTATTCTTGTCGGCCTCGTTCCCCGCTTCTCTTGCCACTCGCATAAGACCCTTATATTCATTTCGCAAGTTTTTTAATTCTAGAACGGCTCTGGGCAATAAGCCCAATTCATCTGTTTTGTAATACAACATGTGCTTTCTATCTACTTCGCTAAAGTCTCTTGGAGTTGCGATATTAACACCGAACTCCGTAGGCTCTACGCTTTTAGTTTCCCAAGAAATATTCCTAGAAATCATCATAGATGGATAAAGACCCGCAAAATCAAAAGCGGCTACATTAAGATGTAATCCATTAGTGTTCTCACTTAATGGGTCATAAATCATAGCACCTTCATATTCTTCTCGCTTATCCACTTTACTACCAGTCTTACATTTCCACCAAGCATTACGCATAAAGTAAATAGAACCCATATGACTAGCATAGAAACAAGCATCAAAGGGTGCTTTTAGTAATCTTTGTAGTGACAGTATAGATTCACTACAATAGTTTGATTCATCAATCTCTACAATCAATTGAACATCTAAAAGAGCATACTTAAGATAAGTCTCTGTATCTTCTAACCACGCTCTTCTATAAAATTCGTTTGGGTCAGGAAACTTCTCACTTACTAATTTAGTTTTGTTAAGAACCATTTCAGATATATAATCTAAAGACATAGAAGGTAGCGTTCCCCTTTGAGAATCAGTCCATTGTCGCTCAAAAGCAAGGTCTAATGAGAGGGTTATGCGACCCCCTATGGGCTGTTCTATTGCATTGAAACCACTTTCACCTTTAGTAAAAGCATGTCCACCCTTGACCTTCTTAACCCCTTTAATAGCACCAATAGGCGACATAATCAAGGGGTTTAGTCCGAGGTCACACGCCCGTTGAATTAACTTAGGAATATCTGCAAAATGCCCAAACCATGCTATCAGCATATCGGGGTCTTTTACAATCATAGTTGTCATAAAGGATTCAATCATATCCTTTTCATTATCATAGATTAATTCTTCTTCGCCTTCATAATTAGGAAACCAAGCCCACTGATAGTATTGCTTATCATAATTATCATACATTACAATAACAGTAATCTTATCATGGTGTTCTCCACCTTGTTGCCATTCCATATCCCAATACCACTTTCGCATATTGTATTCAGGCATTTCATCTATTTCATCTATACAATATCTAAAGTGATGAGGGACATCTGCTTCATAGGTCTTCTTAAACATTCCTTTAGCCTCTCTAATATCATAGGAGGACTCTACTAATACTTTTTTCAATGGGATTGAATCAATATTAACCCAATCACCAGAAGCAAAATCAAAGTCTCTAGTAATATACTTAGAGGGTTTATAGTGGACAGGTTCGTTTGAATCTTCTTCAACATAGAAATAAGGCTGATGCTCAACAATTTCATACTTTTTTTCATCATTCTCTCTCCAAGATTTATAGATGCTTTTACCGTCATTCATTTTGCTGATTATCATTATTATTCACCATTAACATAAGGTGCTTTTACTAGTAGCCTGTCATCAGCCACTATCAAAAGCGGGAACTCATCTTTCACATAAAAGTTGAGTATTTGGTCTTTCTTAAAGAAAGAATATAACGGCCCACTAAACTCAATTGTAGCGGGTTCTCCAAGTGTAAACACAGGAGTAAGTGTTTCGTCATATTTGTTTTGAACATTCTGCCTAGTAGAAAACTTCGGCATATTATTATTGTAGTCTAATTTATAAACACCACTCTTAACTAATTCACAAGTTTTAATACAAGAGGTGAATTGGGCATTCGTTAAAGTAAACGCACCCTCAAACTTAGCCTTACCAAAATTAAACAATAACTGAGGTTGAGGCTGATAAGATACATGAGTAACCATTCTACTCAATCTGTTGATTGCATCCATATTCGGATGATTAACAATTATAGGAATTGATGCACTCTTCTGCCCAGAAGTAATACTAATGAAGTCTCCAACTGAGAAAACTACATTATCACCAAATGCTTTTAGATAAGGTAAGATAGTGTTACTATCAGTGATTAAAGTCCCATCATCTACACCTTCGACTTCTAAATTGATATTAACTACAAAGGTAGGATTACCATTCCAAATGTTTAAGGAGTTTCCTGTTAAGGTCATATATACATATGACCCCAAGTTAGTATTAGTGAATCCACTATTACCTAATGATTTACCTTTAACTTGAACGCTTTCTAATGCTTCTTTTAATTCTGCGCTATCTGCTGTAAATTTCATTATAATTCCTTCTTAAGTTTTATTACTTCTAACTCTATTTTAGAGATTTCTAACTCTAATTTAGAGATTTCAAAAAGTATATGTCTATTTCTATATAATTTTTGAGACTCTTTAAGAAGAGTCTCTAAATCAGTTCCCTCTTCAATTTTTAATAGCAATGAACTGTCTGGTATTTCTTGTTCCTTTGCTGGTATTTTAACTTCTTCTTCAACAGGTATTGTGTGTATTCTCTCGTGAGTGTTACACCAACTATCTATTTTAGCACTTTGTCTACAACGAAGAAGATAATTAGACCCTTTAGTTTGTGCTAAACACCTATCTTCGCTATCAATTCTAGAAAATTGCTGATAGTCATTCGTCGGTATAAGTGTTACGAATGAAATTCCTGAGCGTGATTTCATAGTATAATTATCCATTTCTGTCTCAAATACTTCAATGGCTGTTTTTTCATCACACTCTTGAATAGCCATATATCTATTTAATAGAACTTTTAATTCTACCGAAGAACCCCCAAGGTCATTATAAACATAGAGGTAACGGTTTACTATTTTTTCTGGTATCAAATCAATCCCTCACGCAATTCGGAAGCACCAGTCCAAGTAACAACTCCATTACCTACTTGTAGAGTTTCCCAAGTATTACCTACTAAAGCAGTATTTGTTTTACTACTCATTACAGTAGCCTTATAAACAACATTACCTTTCTTTTGTGTGCGCTTAGTGTTAATAATTTGATGTAGGTAATCTCCCCAATTATGCCAATTAGGTTTAGAGCCAATTACTTCACCTGTTGAACCGTAGTCAGCCTTTGAATGAGTAATGTAGATTTGGTCGCAGTTTAAGTTCTTACACATCATAAGTAAAGAATAGAACGGTGCATTTCTCTTACCCCATTCAAACTTCATCTTTTGAGGCTTTCCAATCTTAGAAGAACCAGTTACATGAAGTGTGCAACAATCAAGCCACTTATCAATTCCATCAAAT